TGATGTGATGGGATAGCACAGTATTCCCATCGTGCATTACCAAACAATACTGATAGATAACAGACATCAAGGTCTGCCATCATTAAGTAATGTTGGATCTGCGCATAGTATCTAGCCTTTACATATTCTAATTTATTGTAATGGTTAGTGTGCTTACACTCTATGATAGCTTGTTCTTCTGGACACCAGCCATCAAAGTGTGCCATTCTAAAATCCTCTTTGATATATTCTTTTGGATAAGGTTCAGTATGTATACCAGTCTGTTTACTAAACCATTGTAGATTAAAGTCCTCTGTCAATGTACCTATCTGTACTGGTAAAACATCAGACAGATCTGGTCCAGGCTTACGCTGAGTCTTTAACTCCCATAGCTCATGGATAGGAGTAACATTCGTTTGCATTAAAGCATGTGAATCTGACCCACCTAAACCTTTATGTCGGTCTATATCTATATATTTGACTACACTCATGTTCTATATTTTACTCCATTCTGTTCTAGCTGTAAAGCCCAAGCACCAGCGTTCTTAAGATTCTCTAAAAAATTAAATGCTTTCTTGTGTTCATCATCAAGGTATGTAACAAAGTCAACTGGTAAAGGAAGTCTAGGATATTTATAGGTTGAACATATATGTAATGTTACATAAGGAAATAATCCTGCAGGATACTTTTTAAGTAACTCCCAATATGTTTTAAGTCCCAGTTCTTCTGGTGCTGAACAACTAAATGTACAACAAATAGTTTCAAGCATAACTTGAACATCTCCTAGTCTACATGGTGCAAGTAAATCTTCACACTTAGCAACAGCTACGGTAAAATCTTTAGTCCTTACTTTTTCTTTCAAGAAATTTACTCGATACATTTGACATATCAAGGATTCGTTTACGGCGTTCTCGAACAAAGGTGGGCGAAGCCTTATCATGTGCTTTATATGTTCCACTTGACTCGGCTCTAAACTCGACTGCCCTTCGTACCCAAAGTTTGAACATGCTTTCCCAGTTTTTTGCTGTTCGACCTTTTGCTGTGTAGTAGTCGATAAACTTTTCTTTTTCTCTGTCATAATTTATATCCTGTTGTTTAGTCCAGGCTATTACTTCTGGTGATGCTTCAAAGTCTGCTGGACATTCGGTTTCATAATCTTTGATTACAATGTCTACCTCTAATGCGTTGGCCCATGCCATTAGGTTATACCCATTAGGACACTTCTTCATGCGTTCCCAATCACCTACTGAACTATCAGCTACACCAATCATTTGTGATACTGCCATTGTGTCTACTCTATATTTTTTTCTCTTGGCTATAAGAGCGTATACCAATTCCTTGTATGTCATAGCGTGATGACCACATACCATGCTATACCAAACAATATAAATGTTATGTACCAACCTATATTATCTTTCATCTTCTGTATCCCTCAAAAATTGTTCTTTATCATTAACACATTCAGCAGCTTGTATGATAATTGCAGCATCAATATCTTTGTATACTTTAATATCATTATCTGCACACCAGTTACGAAACTCTGCAACTGATTGAGATACTTCAAGGTCTGCAACTTTATTCATTAACTTTTCTTTATTCATTTTTGTCCTCTCCAATGATAGACAGTATATCTAGTGCCATCTTTTTTAGTTACCCATTCACTAGTAATATCCCAACCAGCATTTCTTAACTTCCAAATAATATCCGACAATCTAGTAGCACTATATTTTATTATAGCTTCCCAGCTTGTTATCTTTCCTTTCTTAATAAGATGTTGTTGTATTAAGCTATACTTATTTACCTTGCGTATTTTTCCTGTACCTTTCATATTATCTCCTATCCTTTTACAAATGCTTCTTGATTTATACTGTTCATAATATCATCGAACAGACCAGGTTTATTTTTTAACTTTTCTTTTAATCTTGTTTGAAAAGCATTAGATACATCTAACAAATTATCATTTGGTATGTTATCAATGACATGTTTAACACAATGATTATGATTGTGTCGATGTAATTTCTTTTGCATAACAGCATAATCAATACAAAAATCAGTAACTAACTTTTCTTCCAACCACAACTCTTTATACTTAGCTTTATCTTTTGTTAATATATCTATCTCATCACACAATCTATCTACATCATTTGCATCTATCTTCATAGTAATACCCTCATAGTTAATTATTCATAGCCCTGCCAAAACAAAAAGTTAATTAATATATCTAGTAAACCTAGCACTATTAACATAACAATAATTGGCAGAAACACCCACATTAAAATAAATCTTAATCCTTCTATAAAATTATTTAGCACATATCTCCCACTCATATTTAGTGGCCTCCAATGCAATAGTTTCTAAATGTAAAACTCTTTTTTCTGGAGACATCTTTGCTATTGCTTCTTGATCTAAACTTATACCTGCACTATCTATTGTTAGTAGTGCGCTTCTGATACTAATATATCTACCTTCCCAATAGTCAGGTCTATCTTCAAATGGTTTAGCTATTACTTCTGTCATTTTCATACCTCTTTATGTTGTGTTTAATTTTATCTATCACTTGACCTAGTTTTTTAGATGCTTGATAGCACTCAGTCATCAGTCTGATGTACTCTTGGTCGTACTCCGTTACATTCTTCTCATTGAGATTGTCCATAAACTTTGCAGCAGTCTCTGTGTTGGTACTGATAAGCTGTACTAACCATACTTGTTCTTCCATTGTTAAACATAATTCAGACATTGCGTTCTCCTGTGCGTAGTGATGTCATATATTTATGTGCCATTCGCATAGCAGTTTCATGTATAACATCTTTAAATGTTGAAGCCCTAATATAACTAGGCTTGGTTGTTGTCATTAACCTATTACGATATTTATAATAGGCTTCTTGTTTTTTATCTTTGTATCTGCGTTGCCATGCTTCCATATTTAATCCTCGTCTAATACTTTTACTCTTACAAACTTACTACCCACATCATTGATGTACTTTGTCAATATCTCTGACTCTACCTCAGTCATATTGATATCAATTCTAAGTACATGATTTGTTACTTGGTGTGTTACTTCCATGTCATCTGTATGATTATCAGATAATAATTTTGGAGCTGAATCTATAAACTCATGTATAGTCCAGGCTGTATGTTCTGCTTCTCTTTGTTCTTGATTAAGTTTTGCTTCCTGCTGATCTTGCCCGTCCATGTATGTATCTAAATCTTCTTCTGGTGTACCTCTAGCCATTTTGATTACCCCCTATTTGTTTCTGTTCATTAAGTTCAGCATCTAAAAATTTATCATAAAGTGCATTGATGTCGTCTTGTATTTCTGGTGGCAAACTATCCCACCAACTATTAATACATTTCTCTAAATCATTTAAAAAATCTTCTTTACTCATTTGAATCCTCCAGTTTGTGTGTCCATTCTATTGTGTCGTGATCAATCAATGGTGTGCCATGTCCTACATCTACATCAAAGCCACTGTACTCAGTTAAACCATATGGAAATGCCTTGTTGCCACCTGTGTTTTCACGCCATAAAGCACTATGCACTAAGATATGTTTATCAAGTTTTTCAGTGGTTTCTATTTCCCATTCAGTTATTTCTGTCCTGGTTCTTCTTACTGTATATCTATACCAAGTTTTATCTTCAGACTTACCATTAATACTGACTAGCTTGTCTGGTTTATCGCTTATTACTTTACCCATATTAACTCCATTCGTTTACTATGTTGTTGAATGTATCACCTGTAAAATTTATATCTCTTTCTATACCAAGATAAAAACCAACATCTAATTGTTGTAACTCATTGACATCTACATATCCGTACTCCCCATCAGATATCTTAGCCCAACCAAATGCTCTACCATTGTTATCCATACTGAATAGAAACCAGGTACCTGCACCAACTGGGTTGAATAACTTAACGACTGCTTCACGATCAACAATAGAAAATGAATCATCACCTCTTGTTTCTGATTCATCCATCATTGCTTGATTAGCTTTGAGCTTACGCTCTATTTCTTTTGTGATTAACTGCATGACTACACCTCTTTGTTTATGATTTGACTGCGACAGCAAATATGATTATAAATACTGCCAATAATAATATTTGTTCCATACCACCCATGACTAGTGAATAGCCTGGACAATAGCAGGAACCCACACGAAATAATGTGCGACTAACAATATACCTAGTACCATAATGTATCTCCAAGTTGTGATTAATATAAAATTAAGGGCGGTACTAGCGGACAACTCTACGCAGACTCCTACCCATAATACAATGTACATGGACTAGTACCTATACCTTAAGGGCGGTACTACGACATGAAGCGCAATAAGAAGCAACCTCATTTTGCCAGTCTTGTAGTACCTATACCTATGTGTACACGCAAGTCCTGGACTGCTGTTACATTAGCCACGCGCTAGGCTATGCACACACAAAGAGCGATACTACTAACCCTTGTCGCTTACGCCTAGTGGTCGGTATGCTATGCCACGCTAGTAGTAGTATCTATATCTTATAGCTTAATATCCATTGTCCTGTTAAGGCTTCTGACCATAAGTCTATAAGGGCAGTACTACATTCATACCAATATGGGTAACTGCAAGACTCGCCATCTGATGTGTAGTACCTATACTTAGTGGGATTCAAACCCACGCTCAGTAATACATGCTTTTTTTACAGAGAAAGCTAACTCTTTCTTCCTAATGAAACTGTTCTAATAAGTGTATACCATCTGTTCTAAGATTACAACTTTTGATCGTATACCATACTTAATTAATTCTGGGTTTTGACTTTGTTTTTATCATAATGTACGACTCGTTTTTCTGTCGTACTATGCCTTTTGTTTAAAAAAAATAAGTCCTGCTTTTGACTACGAGAGCAGGTAACTCGTGTATTAACTATCTATGAGTACATAAACTTTGTAACTCTTTAGCTTTCTCTTTATCTAAAACTGCTGTTTGTTTATCAGCTTTATCA